ATGTAGTCATTGATGCGATGAGTGAGGTGATGCTTGGTTGGCACATCAGCGACACGGAGGACTACGAAGCGCAATACCACGCATATCGCATGGCAATTCAGATCAGCAAGCACAAGCCTTACGAGATTGTTCACGACAACCAAGGTGGGCATAAGAAACTGGATGCTGACGGACTGTTTAAGAAGCTTTGCCACGTGCACCGCACCACGCAGCCTTATAACGGCGAATCAAAGACCATTGAGGCGGTGTTCGGTCGCTTTCAGCAGCAGGTGCTGCACAAGGATTGGCGTTTCACAGGTCAGAACATTACGGCAAAGAAGATGTCGAGCCGTCCGAACCTTGAATTTATTGAGGAGAATAAAGACTCACTCTATACGCTTGAGGAACTGAAAGATGCATACGCAAAGGCTACTAAGGAGTGGAACGAAATGGCGCACCCTGCATACGGCAAGAGTAGACAGGAAACCTACGACAGCAGCGTGAATGAGGAAACGCAGCAGGTTACGGCACACGATATGGTGGATATGTTCTGGGTAACGGCTAAGCGTATGAGCACCTTCACCGACCAAGGTATCAGTGTTACCATTAAGAAGGAAAAGCGACAATACGAGGTGATGAGCCAGCCGGGTATGCCAGACCACGAGTGGCGCAGACAGCACACTTACGAGCGGTTCGTTGTTAAGTATGATCCTTACGACTTCGGAAGTATCCGACTCTATAAGAAAGAGGCTGACGGCAGTCTGCGGTTTGAACGAGTAGCAGAACCTTATGTTGTTATCCATCGTGCGATACAAGAACAGACAGAAGGCGAAGCAGCATTCATCAGACAGCAGCAGGCTGCGAATACCACTGACCGCATTGAGCGAACAGTTGCTGGACGTGAGATTGAAAAGGCTCACGGCGTAATGCCAGAGCAGCACGGCTTACGTAGTCCAAAGCCTAAGGGAATGACAGCAGCCGAGCGCAGACAGATTGAACGTCGTACAGGCATCTATAGCAAGTCGCCTGAAGAGTATAAGATAGGACGGAAGACGAAGCAGGTAAGCCTTGAGGACTGGGCGGAGGTTGAGACGGCAGTGGTTGATATGGCTTCGGTAGCTGGGAAATTATAAGCAGCGAGGCAATGCCTCACTGAACCAAGAACAATTAATAAAAAGAACAACGATATGAAGCTAACAAAGAACGAAAAAGGACAGATACAAGAGTGCTTAAGACAATACGTCGGTAAGTACCCAAGTCAGAACAAGGCTGCACAGAGCCTTACAGGAACAAGTAGCGCAACTGTGAGCAGCATTCTGCAGGGCAAGTGGGAAAATATATCTGACGATATGTGGCGCAACCTTGCATCGCAGCTCGGAACTACTACTGGTACAGACTGGCAAGTAGTTGAGACGAAAGCCTATCAAGAGATGGTATTCGCAATGAACGATGCTCAAACAGTCAAGAACGTGACGTGGGTAGTTGGTGAAGCAGGATGCGGAAAGACAACCACAGCTAAGCTGTATGCAAGTGAGCATGGCGAGGTGTTCTATATTCTCTGTTCAGAAGATATGAAGAAGAGCGATTTTATTCGTGAGATAGCACGCCGTATCGGTCAGAAGACAGAAGGTTACAGCATCAGAGAGCTGCTCGACCGCATCATTGATGACCTCATTCAGATGAAAGCACCGCTGCTTCTTTTCGACGAGGCGGATAAGTTGCCAGAGCGTGTATTCCACTACTTCATAGACTTGTATAATCGTCTGGAGGATAAGTGCGGTATCGTCTTCTTCTCTACAAGCTATATCAAGCGTCGTATGACAATGGGACTGCGTTACAACAAGTGTGGATATAACGAGATACACTCACGTATCGGTCGCAAGTTCTTTGAGTTGGAGAGGACTGGTGCTCACGATGTCTATGCGGTTTGCATGGCAAATGGCGTGACGGACAAAGCACGCATATCAGAAGTGGTGAGAGATTCTGAAGAATATGAGTTCGACCTACGACGTGTGAAAAAGAGTATTCATAGAGTAAAACTTATAACTGCTCAAACAGCTGTAAAACACCATTCAAATAACGTTCAAACCTCAAAACAATGAATAGAGCAATGTCAGTAACCGATATGCTGCGCATGAAGAAAGAAACCTATCCATTTGAAGGAGACTGGGCAGACGCTTTCGGAGCACCAGAACGAGGCGGTGTATGGTTCATTTGGGGACGAAGTGGAAGCGGTAAGACCAGCTTTACGATGAAGCTCTGCAAAGAGTTGGCAAAGTACGGAAAGGTTGCCTACAATTCCTTAGAGGAAGGTTTCTCTCTGACGATGAAGAATGCGCTTATGAAAGCAGGTATGCAGGACGTTGCACGGAGGTTTATCCTTATTAGCGAAAGTATGGAAGACCTTGATGCACGTCTCAAGAAGCGCAAAAGCCCAGATATAGTGGTCATTGATAGTTTTCAGTACACACAGATGAGCTTTAAGGAGTATCAGGGATTCAAGGCTCGACATCGTGATAAGCTGCTCATTTTTATCAGTCAGGCAGACGGCAACAAGCCTTCAGGTCGCACGGCGGTGAGTGTGATGTATGATGCAGCCCTAAAGATATGGGTGGAGGGTTATCGGGCAATCAGCAAAGGCAGGTATTTCGGGAGCAAGGGCTATTACACGATATGGGAGGAAAGAGCAAACATATATTGGGGAGAAACTAAAGAGTAAAGCTATGGCAAACAAGCGAGACAACCTATTGTACAGGCTACGAAAAAAGGGCGTACAGGCCAACACCCGCGAACGCGTTATCTTCTTCGGCGTGGGTGGCGAGCCGTTCAAACTAATACAGATAAGGCGGGTCTGCCGTGAGTTTCATTTCAATGTGCAATTAGTAATACAATAGACAAATGAATACTTATATTTTAATGTTATCAAAAACCTTTCCAAAGGGACATCTCCATGCCGGAGAACAAACCTTTTTTAAGGAGAAGCTCGGTATAAGCAAACTGCATACTATTCGTGCAAATTATCCTCTATGGGAACAGCGTATTGCAGAAATACAAGCAGGTAAAGGTGTATTGTCTATCCGGCAATGGGTGGGCGAACCATATAAGAGCAAGCAGGTTGAAATTGCACAGCTGACTGCAAATGAGGGTGTCGGTATTCAGAAACTAATATTTATCGACAATAATATCATGCTACCTGTTATTGAATATGGGTCAGGTAACGAATTCAAATCAATGGATAGATACATGTTTGCAAAAAATGACGGTCTTTCTTTCAAAGATTGGAAAGCGTGGTTCAGGAACTATGATTTATCAAATCCGTTGGCAATCATTCATTTTACAAATTTTAGATATTAATATTAAGATGAGCAAGGAAAAACGAATAAAGAAAGTATATATCGCAGGAAAGATAGGTGAAGATATTCTTAGCGATACAACTCGCAAGAAATTTGCAGAGGCAGAAGCGTGGTTGAAAGCAAAAGGATATAAAGTGTTTAATCCGACTCAAAGCGGGCTTGGCATCATGGCAGAGAACTACGCAAAGGCATGTGGCACGAACTTCTATGAAGAGATACTTCTTCTTGACATTATGCAACTGAAACGGTGTGATATCATCTGTCTGCTTCCTGACTGGCACGAAAGCCCAGGTGCCTTGGCAGAGTTTTTCTTCGCTAAAGCAATAAATAAGAAAATAAAACAGATTACAATGTTTGAAAATAAAATAGTAGATTGGATATGAGCAAGGAAAAACGAACAATAGAAATTGCCCCAAGACTGATGAGTCCAGGCGGGCGTATGACAGAGGTGTTGGAAAGCCGTGGGCACGCGTGTAGCTATTGTCAAGGTAACGGCTATTTTTGGCAGGAGAACGTATATCGGGAACGGTATAAGCAAGAATGCTGTATTTGCAAAGGAAGTGGCAAGCTTGATGCGGTGATTAAAGTTGAGTGGAAGGCTTCAGAATAAACAACTATGGAAAGGTTACTATCACATTCGATAACACCAACCGATAAGCCTGAATGGCTGTTAAAACTACAAAGAGCTATCAATCAAGGCTACTCTTTGCGAGGAATAGAAAACAGCGAGAAAGGATGGAGGGAGTTGAAAGACTTTGTTGATTGGTTTATCTATAAACTCTATGATCGTAGAGACATAACGGTGAGAAGTAGAATCACGTCCTGCCTTATGATAGAGGATGGTCAGACAGAGTTACACATTAAACGAAATAAAAAGACTATTCAAATATATTATATCAGTAAGTAAACGAGTAGACGAGTGAATGAGTAAACAAGTTATCAGTACGATTAACATGTCAACTTGTAAACCCGTAAACTTGTCAACTAAAACAAAAAAGATTATGGCAACATTTTTAGACAAACTCAAGAAGAGATTGCAAACATGGCATGAGGAACGTGCCGACAGAATGCAGAACAAACGACAGGCACGGCTCGACGCAGAGGCACGTGAAGCCGTACAAGTAATGGAATTTAATGGTGAGCTATATGTGAGTGTGCACGGCATACCATTGTTCGGTCAAAGTGACCTTAGCGATGATCTTACAGAGGCTGTAGCTTCTGGTCGTAAAGCATATAAAGATTGGAAGGAGGAAAAGCTATGGGAGCGCACAGGAACTACGCAAGGTTTTATACCCTGCTAAAAAAGATGCCTGGTGCTGACAAGGAAACGCTGGTCTATCAGTTCACACAAAACAGAACAGTACACCTTCATCAGATGTTAGATAAAGAGTATGATGCTATGTGTAGGCAGATGGAGGATATTACAGGATATGACGAGCGAAGACGTAAGCAGTATGATATCCTACGCAAGGCACGTAGCGGAGTACTTCACCAGTTGCAGATATACGGCATAGATACGACAGACTGGAACCGTGTGGATACTTTCTGTAAAGACCCACGTATAGCAGGTAAATCTTTTAGAGCGTTGACAGTGGATGATCTCAATGCTTTGAACACAAAAATAAGAATGATCATCCGAAAACAAAAAACAGAATAATATGGTAAACATTAAGAATTTGAGCAAGGAAGAGCGTGCAAAGCTACTTGCTGAGTTGCAGAACGAAGAAAAGCAGAGTCGCATTGAACGCCGTGAGACCTACGAGGGGCTACGTGCTGAGATGATGCACGATGTGTGGCAACGCTTAACACGTATCGTGACTGACGTGCGTGGCTTCCACGACTGGTTACAAGGTGAAGTTGAAAGCTTCGTAAGTGTGATGCGTGATTATGGTCAGGTTCGCAAGAACGACCAGCGAAGCTACACGATTACTGACGGCGATTTTCGCCTTGAAATCTCAAGCAATAAGGTGAAAGGCTTTGACGAGCGTGCCGACCTTGCTGCAGAGCGTCTAATCGACTATCTCAAGCGTTATATGAAGCAAAGCGAGAAAGGTTCGGACGATCCAATGTATCAGATGGCAATGACACTGCTTGAGCGCAATAAGGCTGGCGACCTCGACTACAAGAGTATCTCTAAGCTGTATGAGTTGGAGGATAAGTTCGATAGTGAGTATTCAGAGATTATGACACTTTTCAAAGAAGCGAATGTGGTCCAGAAGAACGCTATCAACTACTACTTCTATCAGAAGAACCCAAAAACCAATGTTTGGGAACGCGTAGAACCAAGCTTCTGTAGGTTGTAACAGACAAAAATCATTAACTAACTCCTGTTTAAGAATAAAACCGTCCATTAGTGTGTACGAACACACATTTGGGCGGTTTTTATTTGTAATAAGCAGATAAAAAGGTGTAAAGACTTGCAAATAAGATGATTATTTGTTAATTTTGCAGATATGAGTAAAGGAAGAGATAGTAAATTGATAGAAGCACGCAACAGAAGGCTATTTGAGCGTTACTTCTACTGGACAGAGGAACGACGCCTCCGTTTCGATGATACTATCCGCATACTTTCCAATGAAGAGTTTTATCTGTCTGAAAGCCGTGTGCTGCATATCATTCGTGATATGATTAAACGTGGCGAAACAGTAGATGGTAAGCAGATGAAAGCACCGCTCTTCACAGGCTTTCGTGTTACACCTTCACGCCCATCTTCACGCGTAAAGAAGGTTTCTGAACCATCCTTGTTTCCTTAACCATTTCTGACACCGTACACTCGTACATCATTTCATACACTTTTATTCCGTGCTTCCAAGTAAAGAACTTGGAAGACTTGCGTATCAAAGGAGCATCAGTGCCAAGACAGGTTCCCTGTAGTAGCTGGTGTAACTGGTGTCGCATTTCATTACGCTCTCTGACAGCCTGCGTGGTTCCACTCGTAGCGTGAGTGTCATCATAGCAGTCTATGATAAGACGGATGCGAAGCCTACAAGTTCCTTTCTGTGCAAGCATTCCTATATCGCTCCATTCTGTCTGTGCTTCTTCTATGAGTACTGCAGGAAACGTTAGCGGATACATATCAGTATCCTCGTCCTCTATATTTTCAAGTTGTCCGTAGTCTTCGTCAATTACTGAAAGCGACGGCATTTTCTCTTTAAGAAAGTCTATCAGTTGGCAGAGTGTCTGTTCCATATTTATGTTCTACTTACAAGTTCTTTTATTTTCTCTAAGCTCTCATCAAGCATCTTGTTAATCTTTGCTGTCAGCTCACGGCTATCACCAATGAACTGACGGCGTGGAATGCGTGCAGTGATATTAAGCTTTGTCTTTTTCGTGAGTGCGAGAGCCTTCCACATCTTAGCTCCAGAAGGCAAGTCTTTTGGAAGTTTCCCTTTGCCTTTCACGCCTGATAGTGCATACACCTTAGCCCATGCCATACGCCGCATACGTTTTGTAATAGTTGGATGCGTATTGATAGTACCGCCTTCATTGTGAACAGCTGCGTAAGGTACAGGATTGGATATTGTAACTTGCCCAGGTGATGTTTCACTCTGTATTGAACGCATAAGATGATTGCGTCGAGAGGTAAGAGGAGAGTATTTAGCGTCCGTCGTATTACCGTCCTGTCGCTTCGTACGTTTCCATTGGTGAACTCCTCCATCCATGAAGCCACCATCTCGGAAGTTCTGCTTGAAGTGGTTTGCAGCCACGACACCGACCTTTCGAGGAAGTCTATCCGTCACCTCCTTTTGTATCTCGTCTTTTACACGTGAGATACGCCTTTCTATTTCTTTTGCATCCATTTCTTCACTTTTTTGTCGAAAATGTTTGTTGTATCAGAATAAATCATTATTTTTGTAGCAGATATAAGAGGATTTCTCAAATACCGCGTCGGATTGCAGTTCCGAAGGGAAGGGTTTGAGAGATCCTTTTACTTTTTTATCATCTCTTTAAGTTTACTACTATCTGAGATGCTATACAAGACATACTCATCCCAACGTGTTTGATGAACGATAATCCAACTTGTATCATTTGATATTTTTGTTTCAAAGATATGCCCCTTCACGACACTGTTATGTTTCTTATGATCATCTACAGGTCCTAAGTACCGAGCATTGGCAAAGACATCTTTTATAGTAAGCAAAAGTTCATTCTTCTCTCTAAAATGCTCATGTGGTTGATTTAACCATTCTTTTATTCCACGTATAGTTATATGTACATCATGTGGAAATTTAGGATTATGTAGCAATTCATCCTTAAGATAAGATACCTCCTGCTTTATTTCTTTTGCTCTTGTTCTGAGCTCAGAGCGAATTGTCTTTTCTCGATCTATACAGCCATCTATATAAGGACAATTATAACAATCCTTCTTCCTATTCATGAAGAGGGTCGTAATTCGCCCTTTAACACCAGGCTTATAAAAAGAACATTGACTACACTTATCAGGGAAATACGGATGAGTGTCGTTGAATATATGCCCATCTTTACCAGGGTTGTTTTCAAGTCCTTTTTGTGGCAGAGGGGTGTTCATATCAACAGGACGATTTACAGGGTCGTCAGTAGCTTCAAGTGAGCACTTGCAGTTCCATCTATCGCCGGGGTGATGATCGTTCCAGAAAGGATCATCAATAGGCAGGGTAAGCTTTGCTGTCCAATAGTTGCGATGACTCCCTTCAGGGCTTGGTGATGTTGTTGGCATCCATCGCAAGTTAGGCAGTATATCCTTGTTCCGTTCAAACTCACGCCAGTCTGCTGCATAGTGTGCACGGATAACGGCAGTATCATACTCCGTACGAAGCCATGCACCGACATAATGTG